TTGTTACCCGTGAAATAATTATACGAAACCCGGTCTACTTCCAACGAGTCCCGCGCAATCTGGGCTGAGTTATATTCGGTCTGCCCCAACTGAAGAATAAGCTCATTTCCGAAGGTCCGGTAAACATAATGGATAGCCGCGTTATTGCCAGTCAGTGCATCAGTAACCCCGGGGGATACTTCGATTACATCTGGCATCACAGTCTGGGCCGCGAGGTAAGCCGTACCATCGGAAAAAATGACCGTGAAAGGCTCTGGTGTTGAGACGTCACCAATAGCGGGGAATTGCTTTATGTTCGGGTTGGTCAGACTGACTGAGACATTGGCGCCGTGAGATAAAAGCTCACCAGAATCACCCCATATAGACAAAGCCCCAGTGACTGAATTAATCCCCATCCCCTTGGCGCGGTCAGCAGTTGGCACGAATTCCATCCAGTCATATAACGAATTACCGACTTCATTTGACAGGATAGGGGCATCATACGCTGCAGAAATTGCGCCATTTTCATAACCAACGAAGCCAAGCTGGATATTGGTTCGCCTCTGGCTCGGTGTCAGCTGCCCAGCCTGCTGGAAAATCGTCCCAGTGTTGTCAACATAGATATATGCCACGCCTACGATACTGGGCATACTGATAGTAAAGCCAAGGCTCTGAGCCCACGAAATGTTTATCCGTGTAGGGGCTCTCCGGTCTGTGTATCCATCTACAATCTCACCTGCACCTGAAGCGATGTCAATAGTCGTAGAGCTAGCCATTGTAAGGCCGCCACCCTCTAGGACACCTGAGGCAGCAGTCTCTCGGAGACCTATCTGTGGGTCGAGAAAATTATCGATCAAGTCCTGCAGGTTATCTTCGCCAGAACCAACAACAGAATCCTCGAAAGATATAGCAGTCGAAGGGTGTGCCTCGGCATCTGCGCGACCGGCTAATGCGTTATGCAGGTCCCCCACAGTCAGTTTCCACGCGCCCCAGACACCCCCGCTTTTATGCCGCATCCACATCTTATATGAGTCAAGGTCGCGTAACCCATATATAACCTGTGTGATATTGGCGGGGTTGTCAGTGTTGATGTAACTGACAATAAAGCCCCTATCTGACATATCTACCGGAGCATTAGTGACAACACCAGAGTTAATGTTATAGACCGAGTTGACGACTATGTCATCCAAATCACCGGCATAGTCTACGTGAGTTGAATTGTCAGCATAACCAGCCAAAAAATCCTGCCAATTCTCAGCTGGTAGAAAATCATCCAGTGTGGTTTTGGTGACACGATTCTCAGCGCGGTCCCCAGCATCAAAAGCCTGCGCCAGTGTCCCGCCGATACCTCGATCTACTGTCAAGACATTACCAGCAACTGCAGTGACTTTAACCACTTCGAAATGGGTCAGGTCCAGAGCTTCGAGCACCAGATAATAGTACTGAGTGCCTGTTATTGGTGGGTACGAAGACGCATCATCAACCTCGATCGATGCATCACCTATACCAACTGCAGTGGTTAGTAAGCTAGTTCCCTTATTGGCAAACTGAAGATCACCCATTAGTACGTCCCGGCGTCCACGAAATCAGTGAAAAATCCAGCAGTAGCACGAAGCTCTATGCGGGAGCCAGCTGAATACCCCTGAGCTATGGTCCCTTCCTGAGCCCGGGTACAGGTCAGAACATCACCGGTACGCTTAGTCATGTGGACCACTTCTTTGATGCCACTGATGTCTTCAATAACCAGCACGCAGTACTCAACACCCTCAATAGGGTCAGGGAAGAATACCCCTTCACCAACATCTAGGGATATCTCGGTATCACCTGCCAGAATATCTAACAATAATACCCCTGAGGCGAAATTATTAAATAGGACTTCCATTAGACATCCTCACACTGGTAAATTATTTCATCTTGCCATATCTGGCTGTCTTCTGCTGAGACGGTGATTTCAACTTTGTATTGCGTGTTGCTAACCCCTCCAGCAGTGAACAGGACAACATTTTTTTGGTCGGCGCTCATCCCAGCAGTCACGGTAAATGGAGGGTCAGTGACGACATCTACTGTTACGCTATTGACAGCAAATAAGAGGTTATCATCCTGCAGGCGCTCTTCCCCGTAATCAACGGTGAATTTGCGGTTCTCAGCGGGTTGGACCCTGAATCTTCCTAGCAGCATTATGCAGCCTCCTGTTTACATTTTTGGAAGCCAGAAACAATAGCCTCGTTGTTGTGTGGTGGTGCTAAGACCGTATCAGGTACTTTGTAAGCAATCATGGTACTGTTATATCCCGCCACAACTATGTGTATTGGTTCTGCCTCTTCTGGCACCGGTTGAGGGACCATCTCGGCATTGCCGAATGGTGTCATATCCCGCAAATGGCGCGGTACTATAATGCAATCGCCTTTCCCGGCGTTCGGGTCTATCAATACCAGCTTGAAAACTCTGGCTGTGGGTCCCCAGAATACAGTAACAAGCTCAATCGTAGCGGTTGGTACAAATACTTCTGAAGTCGGGCCCCAGAACACCGTTGTCAGAGGGGCTGAGAGGCAGGACATCCCTGCTATCGGAGAACAACCCGCAATTGACTTGCCTGCAATACTCATGGCTTAGAGGGCGAAATAGGTCCCGCCCGGGCCTCCCGGCGTGAGTGTGTAATTAGCACCTGTTGGTTTGAACGTAAATCCGTCCACAGTATCCAAGTAAGCCACCAGAGCGCCATCAGAGACACGATAAATAATAGCGGTTGCTACTTCCAAAGGATTCAGCAGGCCAGTGTATACAGAAGGGAAAGACCCTGCATAACCATCTACAACAGTTTTATTGGCTATAGGGTCGCCGGGAGCAATCTGTGTACCTGCAATCTCGCTAATATTGCTATCAGTTGGGACATAGATCGCCAGCACGTCATACAAAGCAACGGCCAGCGTATCCCCGAGCCAAGAAAACTGCTTGGTTAATAGCTGATCCTTAAACGATGGATACAGAGCGTTCAAATGGCCCCCCCTCCAGTACGCTGGCGTGCAAAATCTGGGTATGTCCACGCCTGACCTGTTGAGAATTTGGATGAAGTAATCGCGCGGCATCGCTTGATATGATTGCGGAATAGGCGGTTATGTATGATTGCCTGCTGCTGGTTGGTCCAAGGCTTGGATATCATGGACATACAGCGCCCACAGGTGCCATCTATGACAGCATCCTGCCAGTGGGTCATAAAGTAGTCAGGGAGGTACACAGTCGCTGCTGTGGGGATAACAGATAGGTCAAACCGGTATCTATTGTCCCAGTCCTGATTTGGGGTAGGAATTAACTCCACAGTCCCCGGACCTACCATCATAAACGCGCGCGGCTCAATCGCTGTATTTCTTATCAGTGGTGCCTGAGGCGCAGGAGTCAGAATTTTCTCGACATTGGAATTACCACGGAAAGTAGCACGCCAAACATAACCAACCCGAGCATTCTGAAACAGTGGGTCCAGATAGATAGTAGGATTATTTGCTTTGGAGCTAAGTGGTCCGAACAACTCAGTCCACGCACGACCGTCTTCGCATAGCTGACGCACAGCGGAGAATATTTCCAACAGGAGGAATTCTTCAGTGATCCCCGGCAAGCGAGGCATCAGGTCGGGAAGCCAATCATTTATTTTAACTGACATTATCCGATACTCCCCGGCTTGGTGTTATTGGAACCGAATGCACGCAACAGCAGGGATGCTCTGGAGTCGACAGAGTATTCATCATCTTTCAACTCAGCATAACCAGCCACGAAATAAATCAGGCTCTGGTAGAACATGGGGTTAGTAGGGATACTTGCTGCTAAGTCGGTAGCATTATCCGCGTATTGGGGGAGTTCCTGACCATAGTAAGTGAGCCATGCATCAGGGCGAATGCGCTTTAACTCGTAGAGGCCAGCGTTCAAGGCGCTCAAGAGGTCGTCTTGAGAATTTCGGTACGGGAGTACTAAATCCTGCAGTATTATCCGAGCACCACCCAGAATTTGTTCAACCGTCTTCGCCATCCTTATCTAACCCCGCAAGCAATTCGTCGAGCTCTTCTTCAGAGTCTGCGACCAATGGTGTCATTGGGGCTTTGGCAGCTTTCTTCTTCGGCGCAGCTTTCTTCACCGAAACCGTAGCAGGCTTATCATCAGGCTTGGATTGTGGCTTAGTCAAATCCAGCTCAACTTCTTCGACCTTTGGGTTTTTCGCCATTGCTGGGTTCCAACCGAAAATCGCACCTGTCACTTTATGCCGTAGCACTCGTCGTTTAGCCATTAAAAATCTCTAGTCAAAAAAAGAGGTGAGGCCATAATAGCCCCACCCCTCAATTACTTCAACTACTTAGCCTTTGTCGGCAACCAGAGCACAGATGGCGGTGCCATCAGTAACTTTGTATCCGTACACCTGCAGACCGCGCATGATAGTACCAAACGTGCGTTCTGCACGGATGGTTTCCATCTTGGTCAGCTGGCTGGCAAACGTCAGGCCGTGGCTGTGGCCAGCGAAGATTGTGGTCTCCGTGGTAGCTACAGGCAGCAGGTTTGACGCGTAGAGGGTGAAACGATCGATCATGCCCAAACGACCATTGCGAAGCATCGTCATACCGTCACCGGTAAGAGACGCATCACGCAGCTCGGAGCCTTTGATCATCGCGGTAGCCCATGCTGGGAGAAGCAACCAACGACCCTGTTCGGGGATATTGGCTTCGTCCAGACATTGGCCCATACGCAGGATTGCGTCGATGATGTCGACAGTAGTCGTACCATCACCACCTTTGGCGACCAGCGATACCGGCGTACCAGTTACACCGAGGACGATGTCTGCTGAAATACGACCAGCAGTCAGACCCTGATTACCGGAATTACCAGCAGTACCAGCGGGGTAATTGGTAATGACACCGGCAGCTATGTTCCCCAGAACATCGGAGTCGATTGCAATCTTCATCTGCTCGGAAGCATCGTCAGACCACATGCCCAGAAGATTCAGATCAGCCTGAGTCTCCATGACGTCATCCACGATCGCTGCGAAATACTTACCTTTGTCGATAAGCAGATCGACGAGGTTGCTGGAAGGACGTTCGATATCAATGTCCTGATCAGCCTCGTAATCGTTGATGGTCAGAGTCGGCTTGGTGCGGATATGGACGGTGTCGCCCTGATTCGCAATCTCGCCAGCGTAATCGGTGTTGGCAATCGCTGCCAGAACCGTGGCATCGTAAAACTTCTCGATGAGCTTTCCAGACCATAGGGCCGGGATGAAAATGCCCGTGTATGCGGGGTTGGCTACTGCGCCAGCACCACCGGGATACGGGGTTGAACTAACTGGATATGACATGACAAATATCTCCTAATTAAACGGTTACTGCCCGACCAAGATTCTGCCTTGGGTAAGGGCATTCTGGATTTCCTGTTCAGTCGCCTGCTTTTCAGCATCACGACCTTTGAAGACCCCCTTGCGGCAATCTTCATAAAAGGCACCGATTTCCGATTCCTTCCACAAATGACCAGTTTCGTTGATATTGTCAGCCCCACCACCTGAGCCTTGCCCGGGTGATGCTAGCGATGCCAAGTCCACTTTAGGGGTAGGTCTCGGGACCTCCACCGTTGATGTGTCTGCCACTGCTGCGGGTTGTAAAGCTGCATTTTCACTCAAAAAGCCTTTAAAAAATTGAATGACCCTATCGGTATCATTCGCGCCAAATGCCCTTGTGAGCATCTGCCCTCTGGCTACGCCAGCATACACGTCTTTCTCGTTAAGCCAAGCGAGGAAGTCAGGATGATTATTCACCTGCCTCCAGTTTGGCACTGCGGCGACTAGACCTGCGTACAACTTATCTTTCGCAGTGACTTCCTGCGTGTGGCCGACTGAGCCAACTACGGCTTTAAGGTCAGCATTTTCTCGACGGAGTTCAGAGAGTTCTCCCTGTACGGCCTCAACTGCAGCGCGTTTCATCACGTCAATCAGATCAGGACCATAGTCCTTAATCTCGTCCTCAGTCAGCGCGCTTTTTGCAGCTGCTGCTACGGGCTCGTCAACAACTTGAGCCTCGCGCGCTGCGGATAATCCCGCCAGCGTGTTACGCATCGATTCAACCTGAGTAGTGAGGTTCAGCACGTTTTGCTTCTCACTGTTGAACATACCTTGGAGCGTTTTGTACTTATGCTCCCAGTTGTCAGGTTCACCGAGCTCAGTTGCTACTACCGGCTCAGCAGGAGCGACGATGGGTGTATCAAGCGCGTCTGCTTCCGGCTGAGGGGCCTCGAAACTCAGGTTTTTGTCCTGAGGTGTCAGGGTTGGGTCCGTATTGTCAGTCGGTGCTGGTGGTTCATCACCAACTACCTGCAATTCAGGTGTGCCACCTGACTGCGCGGCTTCCATTTCGCTGGCTATACGGTCAGCTTCGTCAATCTGCTTCTGTACTTGCTTTGGCAGTACTTTGCCCATTTTATTTTCCTGACGCGCCCTTCACTATTGCTTCAGCCTTACCGAGTCCGCGTAATACTTCGGTAGCGCCGCGTGCGATGCCTCTATTTACATTGGCCACGTCACCGGGGCCGTATAAAGTAAATTCAATCGCTTCTTGACGGTAGGCATTCAGGGCCTCAAGAATATCCATAAAATCTGGATTACTCCTAAGTCGAAGAGCTGCCTCCGCCTGCTTGACCGATAGCCGCAAGGCTATGGTCTCCGACTACGATATCTTGTAATCGGGTAACTCACACTCGAAGGGTCTGGACCACCAGTCTTCGAATAAATATTCATGCGGGTTTTGTCAGCATCGCCAATGAGATTCTGACCTTCATAAAAACCCGTATCTCGCTGATTCGACAGCTTCATGCCATTAATGACCTGAGCGCCGGGGACGAAACCCCTACTACCTTTTTTGGCTGCTGTGTCGAACATTTTGGGCTCCTAAGAGGGAAGGCCGTTCAGCGCAGAAAACATACCGCCATACCCCGGGTTCTTGGGGTAAGTCTTGGCTGCAGGTTTCTGACCGTTGCCGTGCTGAGTGTTGCACACGACTTTGTTGTGGTCATCCTGCTTGGTAGGCATTTTGTCAGGGTACTTATCCCCGTAGCCATCAGGCCACCCAGCTTTGGACCCAGCTTTACCGGCGCTGGCTTTTTTCGGATATATTTCATACATGGCTTGGTTACCCCTTGCCGCTTGAGCCGTAAGCAGTTACACCGTCAACGATGTATTTGCCCTGCTTGTTCGCGCCAGCACGGGGTGAGAATTTGCCACACCCACATGCAGAGGGGCCAGAAACCGGTGCGGTGCGGGTAGTCTGACCTTTCGACAGGTTGAGCGGCTGGCCCGTGATTTTGGCGATTGATGCGTTAGTCATTGGATTTCTCCGATCTATAAATTTACAGGTCTGTTACCAAATGGTAACAGCAATTTGCGCACTTGTGAAGATAGTGGTGAGTACGTGACATCAAATGCCTTATGTCACCACTACTGCCAGATGCGTTACATGCGGAGCACCGACATAGGTAATGTTGAGGTTGGTCTTACCTGTAGCTACCCGAGAATATGTAAACGAGGCATTACCATTGGAATCAGTTACTTCTGATGCATCAATAGTAGCCACGGCAGCGTCTTCAGTTGTACCCAACAAGGTGACACCAACCAAAGGACCATCAGGGCCACTCAAATTAGCTGCCACTGACCCACCACCGGGGGCACCGGTAATTGGTAAGGGGTTGCTAACACTAAGCACTGAGCCGTTCCACCCAGAGGAATCAACTCCGTATCGGGCGCGTGATGTTGCTTGTGATCGTCTGGTCATAATTTACTCCGCTTTTTTCACTTCTTTATCAACAAGATGCTTGCGCCGCGCGGCGTAGCCTTTCTGAGCTTTGTCTGTTGCCTTTGATCCACCCATCAGATTGACTGCTGCATCAATCAGGGGATGGCCATGGCGTTCATTCTCGGTGCCTTTGTATTTGCCGAACCGCTTCTCAGCTTCTTTCAGCTTGGCGTCATTGGGTCCACCAGCGACCTCGCCACCCTTCGCCATTTTAACGCGCTTGCGTACCTTCCTCACATAAGGATTTGGGTAAGTCATACTGCTTTGCCCCCGGGGCCGAATTGGGCTCCCTTCATACCTTCGTCAACGGCACCCGCTTCGCCAGTTCCCGGCTTACCTTCTTGGGTCCCGCCATCAGGTTGCTGCATTTGTCGACCGGCCATAGCTTCTTCATCCGGCACGATACTTGCATAATCCAACCCAATGCGATCAGCAGTCTCACGCAAGAGTTCAGCGCGACCTTCCATACCCACAATCTGAGCATCCATTGGGTTTGCTGTAAGCTGGAGAAATTCGAGGATTCGAGCGCGTTCCGTCTCCCTCTGATTCGCAAAAGTGACACCTCGCACCCTAATATTTTCATCACCATTAAGTCTTCCGCTTTCATCAGTCAATAGCACCGTATCATAGAGCCGAGCCAACAGGGGCTGGAAAATATCGGTATCGATGTTCGCCGCCACGCTCTGCATGATTTTACCCGCATTCTCCATCAGCATACTTAATCCTGAGGCCGTGCGGCCAGCGGCTCCTTGACCAGCTGCTGAACCGGTCATGTATCGCGGTATTGCTGATATCTCGTCAGCAAGTATGCTCATTTTCTCGTAGACGGCAATAAGCTCAGCCGAGCGGGAGTCAGGCTGGAAGAAATCAATAGCTTTCTCAGACGAGCCAAATGGGTCAGTCAGGGTGTGCCACCGCTTCCACGGGTATAAATCATCCGTGTTGGTGTTGGGTGAGACGCGGTCATCATTGATGACGACCTGCGGTCCTGATGCGATCGACAAGTTATTGACCAGTGCTCTCAGTGAGGCGTTAGCAACATCTTGGACATCGGACATAATCTCAGGCACGCCGTTGCCAATTATCGCCCCCGGGATTTTCTCGAATGACGACTTGTAATATGGGTGTCTCTTGCGAGGGTTCGGGTCAATCTGAACCTTGATAATGTGATATCCGACAAGCCACGCGGTGCAGAAATAATCTTTCTGTTCATCAGGTACTTCTTCGGCAGTAAATCCATACTCCAGCAGCATTTTGCCCTGCATATTCCCGTGAAATTCTAGTGTATCAATTTCATCAGAGTGATTGATGTGGGGGTCTTGGCGACCCTCAAGGTGAGCTTTTTCGGTGTCTGTGTAATCAAGCCAGTCAGAAAGCCCACCCTGCCCATATTCTTCCAGAGCTGCACGAATTGCGGCTTCGTCATACCCGGGGACTCCAATTAAATTATTGAGGTCAGACCTCTGAAGGCGTAGATGCTCGATGATTGGGGAGTTTTCGAAGTAGTCAACTTGGCTGCTCCAGTAGATATCAAATGGGCTCGGGGCAGTCCAGTACATTTTTGGTATGTCCTTGACGACTGCCTTACCATTCTCCCACTTCACATCTGTGGCCATCCTGACTACGGGACCCTTCATAAATGCGTATGGGAATATGGCGATGTTGTGCAGAAATTCAGTTAGCTTTTCGTAGAACTTGCCTTCGACCAGCATGTCATCAAGGTATCTGGTCGCTTTGTCAGCCTCCTTTTTGGCTTCCTTCAGCGCGGCTTTCTTGGCGCTCCCTGTCAGCTGCTTTATACGATCAGTGACCGTATTATGATCAATGGGTTGACCAGCCTCCTGTAGTTTCGCCACTTCAGAGGTGACGAGCTCCAATACTGACTTGGTTACATCTTCAGGTAATGTGGGGTCTGGGGTCGGTTCGATGAACCACGGACGATCACCTGACAGGTAGATGTCCCGCAACATGGAAGTAGCTCCACGGCATTTGACTTGGGTAAGCTTAGCGTAGACTTCAGAACCACCAAACTGGGCGATAGCAGTAAGCTTCTGCGGAGTGTATTCACCTCTGTATGCCCGTAGCGACTCAACCAACCGGTTAGATATACCCCGGGTCTCTCGGTCTGAGCGCATCTGGAAAAACTGGGTGCGGATGTGTCCGGCGATGCCTTGTTTTTTGAATTCTTCTGCTTGCGAGGCTTCACGGCGTATCTGCTCCTGCTCAGCCATTTCGGCGTTCTGCATTTCGCCATTGGAAATGACGCGCAGCATACCTTGTGAGCCTTCGTTTTGGACAGGTGCGGGGATGCCTACCGTGTTACGGTCCTGTGGTGGTCGCGCAGGATTACCCCCGCCTAGCGACAGGTTGCGAACATCCGCTTGTGTGGTGATGCCAGACGGCATAGACAAATCCTAACGTAGGTTTGTCAAAGAATAAGTTTATGCTGAGTGCTTGTCAACATAAGGTACTGTTTTACGTCACTGAGTAGTTTTACTCAATGGTGTTCTGCTGAGCACTCAGCACCCCAAACGACTTCATACCCATACTTCTCAGCAATCTCAAATCGTTGGGTAGCTAATGTCACGTCATCCTCAACCTCAATACGGTCAAGCAGTGCTAATAACTCCAGTGCCATTGGGTCTATGTCCACGCTGCCGCCGGAGGCTTAGGCGCTATGGCTATGGGCGCTGTCATGGCGCGCGCAAGCACGTTAGAGGCGGCACTGAGGCACAGATACTGTAAGCCATCAGCGAGGTCTGACTCAGGATGGCCCTTCTCAGGTTTCTCAGCGAGTACCCCTTTCTTGTCACGTGGGTAGCGGTAATTTTTCTGCAGTGCCAGCAGCAAGTCGTTATTCAGGCGCCGATCGATCAACATTCCTCCTGAGCCGTTGACCTGTAGGTTCAGATACCGCTCGACCGCGCGGATGCGGGGAGTAATATCATTCGTCGCCGCAAGGATAACTGAGTACCCAAGACGCTCAACCGCGAGTTTGACCGACTCTTCACCAATTTGGGAACGTTGCCTCCCTGCTGGGTCCATTGATATGAAGAACTTTCCACCCGTGAAATGCTCGGTGAGGAATGGTCGCACCGTGGTCGCGATGAATTTCTCGATGCCCATGTTTTCCGCCCACACCGAGCCCAGTACAAGGAGCCTCCCGCGTGAATCAATTTGCCCTGCAACGAGCGC